ACGCCGCAGCTTGAAACCACCACTATGAAAACGTGGCTTGATTGGCTTCCCGAAGAAGACTTTGGGAAAGTCAGATGGCGCGCCCCCTTTTGTCAAAAGATCCACATCCCTGAAATAGACCTACAAGCCGAAGTCTGGTTCTTAGCCCTTGATCGGGATGAGGATGTCAGAAAACTCCTGTCTTTTGAATTTACCTTCATCTGGCTGAACGAGGCGCGCGAACTTTCCAGAGAAATCGTCACAGCCGCAATCTCAAGGGTCAAACGCTATCCGCGTATGATCGAAGGAGGGCCGACAAGATCTTGCGTCATTATGGATACCAACGCGCCGCATGAAGAACATTGGTGGGCTATTATGTCAGGCCAGACAGAGCCGCCCGATTGGATGACAGAAGATGACAGGCTGACGCTGATTAAACCCGACAATTGGGAGTTTTTTACGCAGCCCCCCGCCGTGCTCGATCAATTTAGCCAAAGCGGGGAACTTATGGGATACGAGCTTAATCCCGACCGCGAAAACGCCAAGTTTACCGATCAGACGTATTATACGGATCTTCTTCACGGACAAACCCGTGATTGGATCAGAAACATGCTGCAAAACAACATCGGTCGTATTTTTGCAGGACGGCCTGTTTACAGAGGCTTTTCAGAAAAAACCCATGTTGCCAAAGAACAGTTTGGCCCCGTCGAGGGTGAGCCCATTCATATCGGGGTGGACTTTGGTTTAACCCCTGCGGCGGCGTTTGGTCAGGATGTTCGTGGTAAGGTGCGCGTTTTTGACGAACTGGTGACAAAAGATACCAACGCAAAACAATTCGCCACCCTTCTCAGCAACCACATCAAAGAGCACTATCCAGAATATCGCATCGTTATTACGGGCGATCCGCGCGGAGAGGACAGAGCCACCACCGATAGCACCACACCGTACCAGATATTCAAGGCGGCAGGGCTCGATGTGCAACCCGCTTGGTCAAATGACCCGATTATTCGCGTCGGGGCAGTGGAAACACAGCTAAATACACTTATGGAGGGACAACCCGCCTATTTATTGTCGCCAAATTGCAATTATTTGGTCAATGCTAAAAAGGGCGGCTATTCTTACATGAAAGATCGGGAGGAAATTGATAAGAAGTCGATTTATTCCCACGTTTCGGACGCGGAGCAGTATATGTTTCTGCGCATGGGCTACGGCAAGAAGCTGATTGGCCGCAATCCCAACGCAAAACCCTCAACTCAGGCATATAAGAAGCAAAACCTGTTTAATCGGGGCGGCGCTTTGACCGCCAGACAGCGTAATAGGCAGTCGATTTTATCTCGCGGCAGATAGTGTTGCTTTTATGTCGCAATAAGCGCAGTTTACTCAAAACGTGAATTTTGAGGATAAGGCATGTGTGATCCTGTTTTTATTGCTGCCGTTGTTGGCATGAACCAAGTTTCTCGCGCGAACAAGGCCAAAAAGCAAGCGGTCAAGCAAGCCGAGGCTGCCAACGAAAAACGCGAAGAAGTTGCTAGGGAAACAAAAGCCGGCGTGGACAAACAAGCGCGCGCATCTTCAGTCGAAGCCTACTCCGCACGAAAAGAAGAATACGCAACGCGCAGAGGTGTGATGTCAAACGCTTTCACAAAAAACGTATCTTCGATGTTTTCCCCAAGATCCTTTTTCGGGTGATTTATAAATGATGGACGCAAAGACAGTCATTGAGCGTAGAAATGCGGCAAAAGCAGAACGTGGACGGCTAGAAGGTTTATTTGATGATTGCTTGCGCCTCACCATGCCAGCAAGAAAGCGCTTCCATAATATCAATCCCGTAGATAATGCCGAGGATATTTTTGACGAAACAGGCGCAAATGCCGTTTCCGAATTTGTATCGCGTATGCAAGCAGGGCTTATGCCGCCCTTTACTGAATTTGTAAAACTTGATGCCTCATCTGCCATAAGTGGGCCCGACCTTAAGGCGGTGAATCGTGACCTTGATGAAATCAACAAGTTTGTCTTTGAGGAAATTTGGAACTCTAATTTCGCCCAAGAAACTGCGGAAAGCCTACACGACATGGCTATCTCAACTGGCGTTCTTCTGTTTGAAGAAGGCACGGGCGATAATGCGTTTCATCACCGCGCCATTCCGATTACTGATGTCCTGTTGGAGCGCGGCGCGAATGATATGGTTGGCGGCGTATTCAGAAGCCAGAAGGTTAAAGCAAAACACCTTGAGGCGCGCTATCCTGATATGCAGATCGAAAACATGCACTCCACTTATTCGGACATGGCGCACAGCGAAGATAAAGACCTTGAGGTTATTGAATATACCTACCGTGATTTTACAGAAGATGAGGAATGCTATTACCACCTTGTCGTTTGTGAAGATCACAAGGAAATCCTTCAAAGCCGTAAGCTCAAAGGGAAGGGCTCTAATCCATTCTTGGCATTCCGTTGGTCAACGGCTGCGGGAGAAACTTGGGGGCGGGGGCCGCTTCTAAACGCAATGGGCGCTATTCGCACCACAAACCTGATGGTGGAAATGATCCTAGAAAATGCGGCGATGTCCATCGTCGGGGTTTATCAAACGGATAACGAGGGAACGGTTAATGCCGATAACATATCTCTATTGCCTGGGACTATTATTACAAAGGAAATCGGATCGCGCGGCCTTGAGCCCGTGATGGGCAATACTGGCAACTTTAATATGCAGGATGTGGTTCTGTCCGACCAACGCCTGAATATCAAGCGCGCCATGTATAACGATATGCTGTCCGATCCAAATAAAACCCCCGCGACCGCAACTGAAGTTGCAGAGCGCATGGCAGACCTTGCCCATAGAACATCTGCGGGGTTTGCGCGTGTCTTTTATGAGTTTATCCAACCTTATATCAGGCGCGCGCTCTACATTCTGGAAAAGCGCGGCGACATCGAACTTCCCGTGGTAAATGGCAGAGCCATCCAGATCCGCGCAATTTCGCCGCTTGCCCAAGCGCAGCACGGGCGCGATATGCAAAAGCTCATGCAGGATTTCCAGATGCGCGCAGGAATGTACGGCCCTCAAGTCGCCTCACAAATGTATAATCTCGACGAGCTCCATAACTGGATGCAGGAACGTATGGGGCTTGAAACAAAGCTCTATAAATCTTCCGAAGAAATTATGGAAGCCATGCAAGCGCAAGCCGAAATGATGCAACAAATGCAGCAACAACAAATGCAAGGTTAAATGACCGAACATAGCGTTAAACGTAAAATCAGCGAAATCCAGAAACTTGCAGAAAATTCCGTTGACGGAATAGCACGGCCTCCCAAGGCCGAAGAAGCCATCAACGCCATCTGCCGCAGTGTTTTAAACGGATCAGATGGGGATGCCTTTATGGATTACCTCAGATCAATCACCACAAATGTAGTTATGCACCCGACTTCTTCTGACGCAGAGCTCAGAATGCAGGAAGGAATGCGCCGTTTGGCGGGTATCTTGGATGCGCGCCGTAGATCCAAAGCGAAAGGATAATCTATGTCTGCCGAAGAAACCGCAACTGAGCCATCAGAAGCGCCAAGCACATTGTTTCAACCAGATGCGTCTGAAGCTGAAGCTCCTGCGTCTGATACCCCAGAGCGCCCTGAATGGCTGCTCGAAAAGTTCAATTCACCTGAAGATCAAGCGAAAGCATATAGCGATTTATATGGAGCCTACTCGAAAAAAACAGAAGACATGCGTGCGGAGGTCAAAGCGGAAGCCGCCGAAGATTATGCTAAATCTCTCGGCGTTCCAGACGATATTGACGGCTACACATATCCCGAAGGCTTTGAAGCACCTGACGGAGAAATTGACCTTACGCTGAAAGAATGGGCGAAGTCTAACAACGTCGGGAAGGAAGCTTTTGAAAGCCTGATTTCCGATGTCTATTCCAAAACCCAAACAAACTTTGATGCTGAAATGGAAAAGCTTGGCGAACATGCCGACACGCGCATTTCCAGAGTAAACAAATGGATCACGAAAAATGTGGATGAAGCGCATTTTGATAAAGTCAGCAAGGTTATGCAGGATGCGAATGGCGTTGAGTTTTTTGAACATCTTATGAAACGCAGCGCCGACCGTGGTTTTGCCCCTGATGATCTCGGCACAACCACGCCGCAGAAATCACTCACACGCGATAGCATCAGGAAAATGCAAGCTGACCCAAGGTTCGGGGATGATAATGAATACACAGACATGGTTCGCGGCCAGTGGCAAGCCTTTGCCAAACAGCAAGAAGCCGCACAGCGCCAGCGACGCTAAATACCGCCTGCTCCCAACAACACCCCATGACCTCAGGGTGTTGCAACTTAATCTGCGCCCGTCAGATCGGAGTGAGATTGCTTATAATCAAAAGGCAACTCACTCCAACATTTTTGCGCAGCTTTACGAGCGCGTCCACTTTGATAATTACTTTACCCTCTGGCGCGATAATGAAGTGGTTGCTGTCGGAGGAATTACCGCCTCAAACTGGTCGCCCTATGTCGGCGTGATCTGGCTTTTAGGTACTGATCTTGCTGATAAATACTGGCGCTCAATGACACGGATATGCGCGCAGTTTATTGAAAGCAGCAAATGTGAATGGGCGGGGTTTGGCAATGTGCTTCCTCCAGATGCCTCAAAGCGCGTTAAGTGGCTAGAATATTTAGGTTTTGACATTGCTCCCGACAAAGCGCACATTTCGGGGCAAGAGTTTGTCGCATTCTATATGGACACCTCTGAATACGGCCCCGAAGACCGTTAGCGGCTCCGATCAGGAATACCCGTGAGACAGGTTAGAGGAACACCCGACACGTTTCTGTAATCACTCATGGAGAGTCAAAATGGCTTCAACAATTGATGTCGCATTTATTGAAGAATATAATGCCGACGTACACCTTACTTACCGCCAAATGGGTTCTCGCTTGCAGAACATGACCCGTAAAGGGACTGTTCAAGCGAAGTCTGTTTATTTCCAGCTTTTCGGAACACTGGCTGCGCAATCTAAAACGCGCAACGCAGAACACACGTTCATTGATCCGACGCACACCAAAGTTAAAGCCGACATGACGGACTACTATGTTCCGACATTGATCGACGATCTTGATTTGCTCAAGCTGAACATCGACGAAAAACGCTCACACGCCGCAGCACATGCCGCAGCCTTGGGCAAGAAAACCGACGAAGTTCTGATTACGGCTATGGAAGCCGGAGCAAACAGCACTGACGCAGGTGACGCATCGGCAGCTTGGGATTTTGATACAGCAATGTCTGTTGTTACAAAATTCTCCGTGAACGAAGTTCCTGATGATGGTCAACGCTTTTGTGCGATGCACCCTTACGCATGGGCGCAATTCCTGAAAGTTTCAGAATTTGCAAATGCTGATTACATCGGTCAGGACAGCCTTCCGTTTAAAGGTGGTATGACCGCCAAACAATGGATGGGTGTAACTTGGTTCCCGCTGCCCAATATTGCGCACGGCGTTGCCGCAACAAATGTTGCGACCAACCTGATGTGGCACAGAAGCGCAGTCGGCCACGGTGTTAACGCCGAGATCAATACGATCTGGGATTACGAAAACACCCGCAGCGCTTGGTCTTGTGTATCTTCTATGTCTCTTGGTGCGAAAGTCATCGAGGACACTGGTATATACAAAGTCTCTACTTTGTCGGCAGCGCCGTCCTAAGTAGGTCGCTGGTCTTGGTGGCAGACTAGGCCAGCAAAATACTTGAGGGGGGCGGGTTTTCTCGCCTCCCTTTTTCCAAATAAAGGCTTGGCAGTATGACCGTTACACCTCTTTCAGTTTCCAATTCATCGCTCAAGGTTATGAACGCGGCATTGGCGCAAATCGGAGTGCCGGAAATCGCGTCCTTTACGGAAAGCACACTGGCTGCAAAAACAGGAAACCGCCTCTTTGCAGACATTCTTGAAGACGAGCTTTCAGCTTATCCTTGGCGGTTTGCGCGCGACCGTGTTGCTCTATCACGATTGAGCGAAACAGCGCCTTCCCCGTGGACAGGACTTTATCAGCTTCCCACAAGCGCAATTGCTCTGCACACGATTTATGTGGATGACAGCATTGCGGCGTTTGATCGGTTCGGCTTTAAAATCGCCGTTAATGTGGATGCAAATTCGAGCTCCACAGTCACGGCAGAATACACAAACACAGTCGGCGCAGACGGATGGCCCGGATATTTCAGGCGCGCGTTTGTTCTCTCGCTTGCAGCCGCCATTTCCATGCCGATTACCCAAGACGAGGGAACTTCTGCGGCTTTGGCAAAAGAAGCGGAAATGATGATGCTCAAAGCCAGATCGCGCGACTCGC